GACCTTCTGTAAGAGAGAAGTACTCTTCTCTATTAGATGGAATGGCCCAATCAAGAAACGGAAATTTAAACATGACTTCCACCGACGCTCAAGGCTTTGGAGCCGGACCAGCTTACCAGCCCCCGGCATCAGCTAACACAGCCGGTGAAGGATCTGCATTACCTCCAGGGGAAGTATCTCTTGACCAGGTAATGGGAATGATAAAAAAATAAAATAGATGGCAATCAGAGTAGCAAATAAGACTCTAGCAGATATTCAACCTAGAACTGCAGTAGGTATTAAATTGCCCTTCTCAGGAGAAGCTGTATTTAACAGTACCTACACTACTGGTGAGCAGATTAAATATAACATTGAAAACTTCTTTAGCACTACTCCTGGAGAACGCTTTATGAATCCTACTTTCGGAGGAGGTTTAAAGGATGTTATTTTTGAAAATCTAGATGATGAATCTTTTGATCTCGCTCAACAGAGATTACAAAGTGATCTTGCTACGTATTTCCCGAATGTAGAAATAGTAGAATTACAAGTATACTCAAACGAAGATAGTAACCAGTTATTAGTTAAATTAACTTATAGAGTTAAAAATCTACAAGTAGAAGATACACTTACTATAATTATATAAACCTTATATGGCAGTTCAAAGAAATATAAATTACCTAAACAGAGATTTTAACAGCTTAAGAGAGAGGTTAATAGAATTCTCCAAAACATACTTCCCAGATACCTACAACGACTTTACACCATCTTCAACTGGAATGTTGTTTATGGAAATGGCTGCTTATGTAGGTGATATAATGTCTTTTTATATTGATAATCAAGCTCAAGAAACTTTTATTCAATATGCAAGACAGACTAACAATCTTTATGAATTAGCCTACTTACTAGGTTATAAACCTAAAGTTACATCTGCTGCAATAACAACGGTTGAATTTTACCAAGAACTTCCCGCAGTAGCAGGTCAACCGGATTGGAACTATACTATAACGATTCCACAAGGTTTTAAAGTAGGAAATCCTTCAGACTCTTCTATTAGTTTCATTACTCAAGACACATTAAATTTTGCAGTGTCTAGTAGTGAAAATCCAACTACAACCTCTATATATGAAATTACAGGAGGTAATGTCGAGAGTTATTTATTAAAAAAATCCGTACAGGTTATATCTGCTAGAACAAAAACAAAGACTTTTACATTCGGAACCCCAGAATCTTTTAGTACAGTAGATATTGAAGATGCCGATATTATCGGAATTGAGTCTATTGTAGACAGTGAAGGAAATATTTGGTACGAAGTAGATTATCTAGGTCAAGATGTAATTTTTGATAGTATAAGAAATACTAACCCAAATACTCCTACCGAAGATTCCGAAGTACCCTACCTACTTCAAACAAAACAAGTACCTAACAGATTTACAACTAGATTCTTAAACGAAACAACTTTACAGTTGCAATTTGGCGCAGGTACTTCTGAAAATGCAGATGGAGAAATTACCCCAAACCCCAACAACGTAGGGTTAGGATTACCCTCAGAACAAGATAAACTCACAACAGCTTTCTCGCCTACAAATTTTATCTTTACTAATACCTACGGAACTGCCCCTTCAAACACCACACTGACCGTTACCTACCTTGTAGGAGGAGGTATAGATTCTAACGTACCTGAAAATACATTAACAACATTAAAATCCAATACTGCAGTTTTTAATAATGCAGGAATAGATCCAGTCATCTCCCAAACTATTTTTGATAGCCTATCTGTAAATAACCCAGAAGCAGCAACCGGCGGTAGGGATGGAGATAATATTACTGAGATAAGACAGAACTCACTATCAACATTTCAAAACCAGTTAAGAACAGTTACTGTAGATGATTACCTGCTCAGAGCTCTAAGTCTACCATCCAGGTACGGTACCATCGCTAAAGCCTACGTTACAAAGCAAAGCTTAAACGATGTACTACCCGGTGAAGTACCTTCAACTTTAGATCTTTACGTACTATCCTACAATTTAGGTAAGAGCCTTGTTACTGCAAGCGATGCACTAAAGAAAAATCTAAGAACTTACCTATCTCAGTATAGAATGGTTGGAGATAGTGTCGGTATAAAAGATGCATACGTAGTTAATATAAAGGTTAACTTTGAGATTATTACTTACCCTAATACGAACAGCAGTCAAGTATTAGCCGCATGTATTGAAAGATTACAAGATTATTTTGATATCGATGACTGGCAAATAAATGAACCTATATTGCTTAATGAATTGTATATTGAATTAGATAAGATTGAAGGAGTACAGACGGTTAAAAACATAGATATTATAAATAAAACTGGCATTTCAGCAGGATATAGTACATATTCATATGATATAAAAGGAGCAACTAAGGATGATATAATTTACCCATCTTTAGACCCTATGATTTTTGAAATCAAATACCCGAATAGTGATATAACCGGGAAAGTAGTTTCCAGGTAATATTCTATTTATAAAATATATATCTTAATGGCTGAAAAAATTACATTAAATAAGACCGTTTATAATAAACAAGCTTTTGATAATACTATTAACACCAGTTTTGAAGAAGTAGTAACACCGCCTACAGAAACACAGCAAACAATAACTGTTTCAGAATTTTTTGATAATTACCAGCAGATATTTTACAACATCCCAGCAGAAGGAGGTTCAAACAGCCATGCTTACTTAGCAGAAACAAGTGGACAGTATGCAGGTATAGATCAACTACAATCTATCGTTGAACCCTTAATACAAGAGATAGATAATTTAAGAGCAGCAAATCTAGAGCTAGAGAAAAGACTTGCAGAATTAACAAATACTAATACACAACAAACAACTGTATAATGAGTACTATAGTAACTATAAGTGAAGCAGAAGTAAATAGCTTAATTGAAGTTGATTTAGATCAAATTGATTCTTCCCTTATAGTAAATACAGGTGAAGAAGCTGAATTTGATACAACTCAAGATACAATAGAGTTATTTAGCCTAGATTCTAACAAAAATATTACTGCTACCAATTATAACTATGTTAACTGGAGAACCAATAATGATTCTTCTAAAGGTAGTACAACAGCGCTATCCAATATAGAGCTTAATCCCGAAGAAGATGGTAGTAATTTAGGACTTTATAACGGGTTCGGATATATCATATACCAGTTTGTAAATAATAAACTTAGCTCAAATAGTCAAAACGTACTTTACATAGATACAATCTCCTCCGATCGTACAGAATTAATACTTAAAAGTAATACTATTTCTGGAATTGAACTACAAAACGGTACGCAACTACTCCGTACCGAGATTCAGCAAAATGAAGATTATTTTAAGGAATTTTATATAGCATTTGAAGATGGTAATAAAGAGATTGCTACTAATATTCAATATGAAGAAACTAACGAAACATCTCCAAGAGTTTTAATAAAGCTCTATAGACCTCTTCCAGACGAATATGATATAAAAAGTACACTTTGGATACAAACCCTAAAAGCAGATCCAGTTGCTTATAGAGTAGATTTTGAAACTACCTTTGATGAAGAAACACTACTAACGCCTTTAAGAAGTCCCAATTTTGACGCATTTAAAAACACAGAAGAGCGAGGAAAAGTTACAATTTATAAATCTTATAACGATCTAAAGCAGACAAACTTAACCAGCTCTCTAAGTCAAATAGACTACTTACTAAATAAAAATCAAGCTCAACTCAGTACTGATTATACAAGCTTCTCTAATTTTGTACATTTTTCTTCTGCAAAAAAGAGATTAGAGAATTTTTACTACAAAGCCAGTCAAATAGAATCCTATCAGAATTTAATTGATAACTTACTGACTTCTCCGAGTACTAATTATAGATCTGGAAGTGTTCAAATATACCAAAACTCTATTGACACAATAATCAAAGAGTTTGACGAGTATGACTATTTCTTATACTACGACTCAGGATCAAAATCTTGGCCTAAAACAAACTCAACTAGACCTTACACCTTAGCTTCTACAGGATCTGCTGCGGTAACAACATGGTATGGATCAGATTTAGAATCTTCTGGGAATTACGGAGGTGAAATACTTTCTGCATCCCTATATGATAATACCAACAAAGATAATTTAATATTCTCCATACCCAGCCAACTACGAGATAATTCCGATAATTCAAAATACCTAACCTACGTAGAGATGATCGGACAAGTACTAGATGAACTCTTTTTATATACTAAAAATATATCAAGTAAGTATAGCGGTGATAATAGGTTGAATTACGGATCTTCTAAAGATTTAATCGCAGATATACTTAGATCGTTAGGTTTAAAATTGTATGAGAATAATTTCTCTTCTGCTGACTTATTCTCTGGACTTTTAGGATTAACACCTTCAGGATCTATATTACTCCTACCGGATATAACAACTTCCTTCCCAGTTACAGGTTCAGGAATTGAATATATTGAAACTATAGTAAGTGCTTCTAACGACACTGTTACATTAGATGATTTAAATAAATCAGTTTATAAGAGACTTTACCATAACCTACCAGCTTTAATTAAAAAGAAAGGAACTTTAGCAGGTTTAAGACTCTTAATTAATACCTACGGAATTCCAGATACTATCTTAAGAATTTCTGAATTTGGAGGTAAAGATAAAGATAATTCTAATGATTGGGACTACTGGCAAAGAAAATATAATTTAAAAGCTGACCTTAATGGAACAGATCAAGTTATTAGAGCTTTCTGGTCTTTAGATTCTGATTGGAATAGTCCGGATGATGTACCAGGTACAGTTTCATTTAGATTTAAAGCAGAAGAAGTAACTGCCGATACAGCACCTACTAACGCTTCTCAATCTGTATGGTCTGTAGCAGAAGCTATAGGAGGTACAACCTATATGAATACGGTCTTAACT